AAACCCTCAAGGTCTGGTCGTCCTATCGTCAGTGCTACTCCCAGTATTCTGCGGACACCCTTATCGCCGCTAACCGTTTTAACGCTACTTTTATTCGTGAAACCTGCGGCCCGTTCATCCGACAGTGTATCGAAAAGGGGCATGAATCCCCGCTCGAACACGTTCAGCTTACCTTTGCTATCTCTGGTGTCTCTCGTGTCACCACCCACCAGCTCGTCCGTCATCGTATCGCCAGTTATAGCCAGCAGAGTCAGCGCTATGTTCGTAGTAAGATGAATCTGAATGAGCTGTATGACAGCATCGACCTTGATGATGCCCCTTGGCACGTTCTGCTCATGCTTCCTGAAGATGTCCTTGAATGGCTCATTAACCATAAGAACCTCACCGATGTCCTCAAAATGTACGAGCTGTATAGCTGTATGCTGGAAGACAACATCAAAGCTGAAGACGCAAGATACATTCTCCCTGAAGGTTCCCGCTCCAAGATCGTCATGTCTATCAACCTGCGCTCCTTCCTCAATCTTTGCCATACCCGTCTTTGTGACGCGGCTCAGGATGAAATCAGGGAGCTTACGGCTCAGATGTCAGAGATTGTGATCGACATTTTCCCGTGGCTTAGTGGCATCGTTGGCCCGAAGTGTATCATGGAAGATCACTGCAAGGATGGCAGACCTGTTCTTTGTGAGGCTCACTACGCATGGAGGGACGAGAATGACTAGGCGACTTGAAGGAAAGCCTGTGGCTGATAAGATATACAAACGCATCTCAGAGCTTATCGACCACAACCTTGAACGGAAGGGTAGGCCCCCTCATCTCGTTATCTTCTACGCTCAGGATAATGAAGAATCCTGTATCTATGTTGGGAAGAAGGTTCAGGCGTGTGAGAAACATGGCATCAAATGTACCACGATCGCCCTGAGCTATGCTGCTCCCTACCACGCCATCCGAGAAATGGTGTATGCCGAAGGGAGGAAGCGGGATGTGGATGGGATCATCATTCAGCTACCTCTCCTTCCTGTTTCTCACTGGCAGATTCAGGAGCTTATTGACTGCATCCATCCTGATAAAGATGTGGACGGTCTGACTACTTCCTCGGCTGGCTACCTTTACAAAGGTAAACGTATCATGTGGAGAATCCCTGCCACAGCGAAGGCTGTCATGGCTATTCTTCAGCACTACGATATTCAGACGGAGGGTAGGCGAGTAGTTATCCTTGGGAGGAGTGAGCTTGTGGGAAAGCCTCTGGCTCACATCCTCAGTGCGTCTGAATACGATGCCACGGTCACGCTTTGTCATTCTAAGACGAAGTGGAACCATCGAGTGAAGCTCCTGCGTAATGCTGATATTGTCATCTCTGCGGTTGGTAAGCCTCATTTCATCAAGTCCAGTAATGCTTCTAATGCCTGTATCATTGATGCTGGTATCTCTAAAACCCCCGAAGGCATCAAAGGGGATGTGGAGTGGGATTACGGCTATCTGAGAACCCCTGTTCCGGGCGGTGTCGGCCCCGTTACCGTTGCCTGCCTTCTTGAAAATGTTGTCCTTCGCTGGAGTTATACCGATGAAGCCCTTTACTAAGGAGCCTTTCCTTCTCATAGACGCGGACGTGTTCGCCTATAAAGCCGCCGCTGGAGCGGAGAAGATCATAACCTTTGATGATGGTTGGTGCTTTCCTGCTTGTCATGTGGCTGAGGCAGAGGCGGCGTTCATGTCGCTCTTTCTACCTGTTCTCGAATATTTCGATGTGGCTATCGAAGACTGCGCCTTGTGTTTCTCTACTGATCGTAACGGTGGGTTCAGACGGCAGGTGCTTCCTTCGTATAAAGCTAATCGAGACAACAAGCCTCGCCCTGTGGCACTGAAGGCTCTTCGTGAACACCTGATGACGACCCTTCCTGAAAAGTCTGTTTATATCAGACCGGGTCTCGAAGCCGATGACTGTCTCGGTATCCTCTCAACCCAGAAGAGCTATAAACCACATAGACAGAAGATCATCGTCAGTGTGGACAAAGATATGAAGACCATCCCCGGATGGTTTTTCAATTTTAATAAGCCTGACGATGGTGTGGTCTTCACGATGGAAGAGGAAGCAGACCGCTGGTTCTTCATGCAGACCCTCATGGGTGACAGCACCGATGGCTATTCCGGCTGTCCGGGTGTCGGTAAGGTCAAGGCTGAAAAGATTCTTGAAGCCGCCCATACCCCTCAGGAAATGTGGGAAGCTGTTGTAGCGGCCTATGAAAAGGCTGGCCTCAGCGAGGCCGAAGCTATCACTCAGGCCCGTGTCGCCCGTATTCTTCGGGCTTCTGATTACGATTTCAAAAACAAGAGCGTGAAGCTCTGGAGTCCGAATTATGGAGAAAAACTGTAGTAATTGTATCTACAACGGAAGACCTACTTACGTTGACCCCTGCGCTTCTTGTTCGCTCTTCAGCGAATGGCAAGACAGTAAAGTTACTGAAGCGAGAGTAGCACCTGTGCCTCCTGAAGTAGTCGCTGGTCGTGAAAAAGGAAATCTCCTCCATTACCCCGACTCCCGTCATGGTGATGTCATCTCCCTGTGCCTGAACGGTGACATAGGTTTCTGCGAAGGAAACATCATCAAGTATGTCACCCGCTGGCGTAAGAAGGGTGGTCTCGAAGACCTTCAGAAAGCTAAGGTCTATCTCGACCGTCTCATCCGTTTCAACCGCAACAAAGACCCTCAGTAAGGAATACCTTATGTGTAACGATAAAGGATGCGCCATGCTGACTAATGCTCAGATGGTCGATGAATTTATGAAGGCTTTCGGTCAGCCTACCAAGTGCGGCTTCTCCGATCCTGCCGTCCTTCAGCTCGGCATGAACCTTATCTCTGAAGAGTGTGAAGAACTTTCTGAAGAAGTTAAGGCTCTCATCAAGGCTTATCATGCCCCCCATGATTGTAACCACACTCTCGTCCGTAAGCACTTCGCTAAGGAACTGGCAGACCTTCTGTTCGTGGTGTACTGGATGGCCCGCGCTGTGGGTATAGATGTCGATTCCGCTATGTTCTCGGTCTGGCAGTCTAATATGAGCAAGCTCGGTGCTGACGGTAAGCCTATCTATCGTGAAGATGGCAAGGTGCTGAAAGGCCCTAACTACTTCGAGCCGGACATGGCTCACGTCATCGAAACCATCCCCTGCGAGGCATAACTTTGAAGATCAGCTATTCTTTCGACCCGGCTTTCACCAAGCTCATTGAAGGGATGTACGAAAAGTATCCTGAAGAGCTTCTTAAACTCGAAGGTATCCACCCCGATCAGCTCGACATCAACAAGTCCACTCGCGCTTTCTTCCGCCTGAACAAGGAAGGTAAAAATACCGCTGAGGTGTCTATTGATGCTAATGCCAATGTTTCTGGGCGTGATACCATCACCTATGCCTATGAGCTGTCAAAGCCGAACAGCAAGCTCAACAGCCTGTATAATCTCTGGCTCATGCTCAAGAACCTCGAAGGTGAGGAACACGCCAACCTTGCCATTGAGTCCGAAGTCCTTGGTCATATCTACATCAACGACAGTTGGGATTGTGGGCGTCCGTACTGCTTCAACTACTCGATGAACGACATTGCGATGGAAGGTCTCAAGATGAGCAATCGCCTCAAGGTCGATCCTCCTAAGTCCCTCCACAGCTTCCTGCGTCAGGTCGAGCAGTTCACGGTTTATGCCGCAAACTCTACCCTTGGCGCTACTGGTCTTGCTGATCTGCTTGTCGTGGTGGCTGGTTATGTTCAGAGGATTGCCGACACTGGCTACGATCATCATATCAAGGTCTGTAATGCTGGCCCTCGTTGGGATGTGGAGAACATCGAACGCTACGTTAAGGAACAGCTTACCTCTCTCATTTACACCCTGAACTGGGAATTTCGGGGAAACCAATCCCCCTTCACCAATGTCTCGGTGTATGACCGCTATTTCCTCGAACAGCTTCTTCCCAGCTACGTCATTCTCGGTGAACAGGTGAAGATGGAAATGGTTCAGTGGGTTCAGGAATGGTTCCTCCAGTGCATGAATGAAACACTCGCCCGTACACCTATTACCTTCCCTGTGGTTACTGCTTGCTTCAGTGTCTATTCAGAGGAGGGTGTGGAACGTCATGTTCAGGATGCAGAGTTCCTCGATCTGATTACCGAACAGAACCTCAAGTACGGTTTCATTAACATCTATATGGGTAAGTCTAGCACTCTCAGCTCTTGCTGTCGTCTGCGCTCTGAATCCGAGGGTCTTGGCTATACCAACTCCTTCGGTAGCGGCTCTACCAAAATCGGCTCAATGGGTGTCTGTACCATCAACCTTCCTCGTGTAGCACACATCGCTGTTTCTGAATGTGTCAGCTATGACGACATCTTCAAGAACTTCCTTAAGGACATTGTGGGCTATGTTTACATGGCTCAGTCTATTAACGCCGCCAAGCGTGAGTTCCTGAAAGATCGTATCTCCCGTGGTGCCCTGCCTCTGTACGATCTGGGCTACATGAGCCTCAGTCGCCAGTATTCTACCTGCGGCATCACAGGTCTGTATGAAGCCCTCGACATTATGGGGTATGACATCAAAACCCCCGAAGGCACGAAGAAGGCTGAAGAAGTCCTTATGACTATTCAGCACACTAATGAACTTTGTAAGGCTAAGTACAATGCCCCTCACAATATGGAGCAGGTACCCGCTGAGTCCAGTGCCGTGAAGCTGGCGGAGAAAGACCGTATCCTCGCCTTTCACGATGAAGAGGATATGATCTACTCCAACCAGTTTATCCCGCTCACTGATTCTGAGGCTGACCTTATTACCCGTATGGAGACTCAGGGTGTGCTTGACCAGTATTGTGATGGCGGTTCCATCCTCCACATCAATACTAAACAGCGTATTCAGAGACCTGCTATCATGCGCGGCCTTATCGAAATGGCCTGCAAGAAGGGTGTGGTGTACTTCGCGGTGAACTATGCCATTCACCAGTGCGCTCATGGTCACGTCTGGGCTGGTGAAACTTTCTGCCCTGTCTGTGGTGGAGAAGCAACCGAAACATACACCCGTGTCGTAGGCTTCCTTACGAACACGAAACACTGGAATAAGAAGCGGCGGGAGTGCGATTTTCCCAACCGTCATTTCTACGAATAAGGAGCCGCTATGGCTATGCACATCGCTGGGTATGAGATCAACTATGAGCATGGCGCTCTGGAGGTTTTCGTGTCCGGCTGTACCCGTAACTGCAAGGGGTGTCATAATCCCGAACTTCAGAAATACGGCGTAGGTAAGAAATGGCAGAGATGGATACGCGAAAACGCTTATCGTCTGTCATACGAATACTCCATCATCATCGACAAGATATGGATCATGGGAGGAGACCTTCTGTGTCAGCCTCCCGAAGACATCGTTGAGTTCCTCAAAGCTCTGAGAAAGGCCGCTCCCAATCTCCAGATTGTAGTCTGGACGGGGGCGGCTTCTGTATCTGAAGTGGATTCAGATGTCTATGAACTTATTCATGGCCTTAAACTTGGGGCTTATGATGAGACTCTGGCAGATGCTTCCTATCAGGCAAGCTACATCCAGCCCACAGGGCTAATTACCGATGTTCATCTTGCCTCCAGAAACCAGTCATTCGCCTTTACAGGAGATTCTATTCCTAATGGCTAAGAAAGAAATCAAAACCGAGACTATCCTCGATGTCCCTGTCACCAAGGAAATCGTTGAAATGCTCGATCGTCTTGTCCCTGAAAAGTGTCCTTCTCTTATTGACTCCGAGAGGGACATCTTCTTTTACGCGGGTCAGCGTTTTATCGTAAAGGCGCTCAAGTCTGCCTATGACATTCAGCGAAACAACAAGATCGGCAGTTCTAAAGCTGACCAGCTTGCTGGACTGTAAATGTCACATACCGCCAGAGCAGAGTCTTACCGACTATGATATGGCTCTGCTCTGGCTCCGTATGAAACAGCAAGGCATGGATAAGTATCTTTTCTGTTCAGGTGATGTGAACACTTTTGAAGAGTTCAAAGCCATCATCACTAATGAGACTGTGTGGTGTTACGCTGGATTTTCAAAAGAAAACGGAGAACCTGTGGCTTTAGCTTTTCTCGATTGTTTCTTAGGAAGAACTGCAAGACTTCATTACACATTCTTCAGAAATCCTGAGTCTATTGAGAATAAGGAAAAGTATGCCGAAGCCTTTTTTGACTTACTTTTTAGTAACAGAACTCTCGACTGTCTTATCCTCACAACACCCACCATGTTCCGACATAGTAATATTTTTGCTCGTGATGTCGGTTGTCAGTTTGTTGGTGCTGTGCCTTCTGTCATCCCTGTAAAAAACTTTAAAACCGGGGAGGTCACATTTCCCATGTGCAACCTCTACACCAAAACCTCCCCCTACTACACGAAAGGATGTGATTAGCATGGGTGGTAAACCCAAGACTCAGACCGTAGCCCCTCCCAAGACCTATGTTCAGGCGACTGCCCCCGAACCTGAAGAAACCGCTGAAGCCCCTACTGTGACCAATTCCGCGCAGACCAGCGATCAGCGGGCCAAGAAAAAGAAAGGCACTGCGGCTCTGACCATCGACCTCAACCTTAACGGCGCATCCGCAGGCGGCGGTTCTGGTGTCAATGTCCCTTACTGATGCCAGCCCTCAGGAAGCCCCTAAGAAAGGTATAGCCGCACAGCGTTACGCCACGCTTTCTAACGACCGAGCTTCATTTCTCGATAGGGCAAGGGAGTGTTCAAAGCTCACTATCCCTTCTCTTCTTCCTGAAGAAGGTATGGAGAATCAGAAGCTCCCTTCGCTTTACCAGTCCGTAGGTGCTAATGGTGTCACTAACCTCGCATCCAAGCTCCTTATGACCATGCTTCCTCCTAATGAAGCCTGTTTCAGACTTAGGGTGAACAATCTCCTTATGGAGACTGAGGAAGAGCAGATAGATAAGCAGTTTCGTACTCGTGTTGAAAAGAATCTTTCCCGTGTCGAGCAGGCTGTCCTTGCTGACATCGAGGAAAAAGGCGACCGCTCAGTTGTCTTTGAAGGGAATCAGCACCTTATCGTAACTGGTAATGGTCTGTATTTTGATGATCCTGAAAAGGGCCTTCGTTTCTTCCCTCTTACCCATTTTGTTGTCCAGCGCGATCCTGCGGGCAACCCGCTTGAGATAATCACGAAGGAAACACTTTCAGTTGATGCTCTTGATGAGGAAACCCGTACTCAGATTGAAGAGTTCACTGTCCTGAATGGTGAGGAAGGTGAGGGGAAAACTGATAGGGAAGGTGAAAGCTCCCTCAGTACCCCCTCAGATTCCCAAAGCCATGAAAAAGAAGTGGACATCTATACCTATCTGTCCCGCGAAGGCGACACTTGGATGGTCTATCAGGAAGTAAAGGGACATATCCTTAAGGATTCCGAAGGTACCTATAAGGTTGATACCTGTCCTTGGTTCCCTGTCCGTATGTACTCCGTAGCTGGTGAGGACTACGGTCGTTCCTTTGTGGAGCTTCAGCTTGGCGATCTTACTTCTCTTGAGTCTCTGTCGCAGGCGCTTGTCGAAGGGTCAGCTATTTCAGCTTTTGCTGTAGGTCTTGTGAATCCTAATGGCATAACCTCTGCCCGTGCGCTTACACAGGCCCGCAACGGTGACTTTATCGAAGGTAGAGTAGAGGATGTTCAGTTCCTTCAGATGCAGAAATCAGCAGACCTGAACATCACTTACCAGCAGGTACAAAAGCTCGAAGTCACCCTGAAGACCAATTTCCTTATGATGGAAGGTGTTCGCCGTGATGGTGAGCGCGTTACCGCAGAAGAGATTCGCACTATTGCCCGCGAACTTGAAGCTGGACTGGGTGGTGTCTATACCCTCATTTCTCAGGAGTTTCAGCTCCCTTACATCCGTTCTCGCATGAAGCGGATGACAGATGAACATAGGCTTCCTGATCTCCCTGAAGGTGTCGTGGCTCCTTCTGTAGTGACAGGCTTCGAGGCTCTCGGTCGTGGTAATGACAAGCAGAAGCTAACTGAGTTCCTTCAGTTTATGACTCAGGGACTTGGTGAAGCCGCTCTTCAGTATCTCAATGTGGGTAACGCTATTCAGCGCCTTGCCGCCTCTATGGGCATCCCTACTGAAGGTCTCATTAAAACAGACGAAGAGCTTCAGCAGGAGCGTGAGCAGGCTCAGGCCGCACAGGAGCAGGCCACACAGCAGGAACTCATGGGCAAAGCCGCGCCTGAAGTCATCCGTCAGGTAGGCGACAAGCTCCCCCCCGAACTCATTCAGCAGGCAATGGGTACTCAGTCCCCTGCCTAATATAAAGGAATATCATGGCTCGTAAGCAGAAAGCAGTCGAAGAGGCCACTGAACAGCAGGCCCCTCAGACTCAGGATACCGCAAACCTTACTCTTTCCAATCCTTCTGAACTCACAGTTAAGAAGCGCGAACCTCAGGTCGTTCAGTCCGGCAGGTTCATAATCATCAACCATTAAATCTACCGAGAATCAGCATGAATGAAGCTCTCACGGTCTCGTCCTTTTCACCTGATAACCAGTCTGGTGTTTCTACTCTGGCTAACCCTATCTCCCCTCAGGAAGGACAGAGTAATCAGCAGACTCCCCCCGAAGGTGGAACTCCTCAGCAGAACCAGCAGACTACCGATCCTGCCCCTGTAAACAAGGAACAGCAGACTCCCCCCGCTGAAAATACCCCGCCTGTCCCCGCTCCTCAGACTCAGGATGCCGCCTCGAATACCCTGAAGGGTGTCGGTCTCGACATTACTGAATTTGAGCAGGAATTTATGTCTCAGGGTGAACTCTCTGAGGCCAGCTATAAGAAGCTCACAGATGCAGGCATCCCTAAGGCTATGGTGGATTCCTACATCAAAGGGCAGGAAGCCATCGCTCAGAAAATGATTGATGATGTTCACGCCATCGCAGGTGGTACTGAAAGTTACGCCGCAATGAGTCAGTGGGCCGCACAGCATATCCCTCAGGATGAGCTTGTTGCGTTCAATCATGTTATGGCTAGTGGTAAGAAAGAGCTGATTACCCTTGCTGTTACGGGCATGGTCTCCCGTTGGAAGGCGGCTGTCGGCTCTCAGCCTAAGCTCACACAGGGGCGTGTTTCCGGCTCTGGTCGTGTTCAGGGCTTTGCCTCTACAAACGAAATGGTCAAGGCTATGCAGGATAAGCGCTATGGTAATGATCCCGCATATACCCGTGCTGTCGAAGACCGCGTAGCCCGAAGTAACATCTTCGGCTAATGCTGTGGGAGGTGATGCTCTTTTTGTCTGTGACGGTATCAACCCTTTTTGGGCATCCGTACATTGATGTCATCAAACATTATGAAGGATTCGTCTCTACACCCTATATCTGCCCCGCTGGTAAAAAGACCATCGGCTATGGTCATGTGGTGGCTAAGGGCGAATCCTTCACTTCTATAAGCCAGTTTCAAGCTGATCTTCTGCTTTATCAGGACATTACAAAGGCTATTTTCAATCTCGAAAAGATAGCCCCTGAACTCTTCGAGGCAGATGAACATAAGGTTGAAAAAATTCTGGCTATCACCTCGTTTCTCTTCAATGTAGGGGAAACAAACTTCCGCTCATCCACTCTCCTTAAAAAAATACACAATAAAGAGTGGAGCGCCGCCGCTAATGAAATCCTTCGCTGGGATAAGGCCACTGACCCTAAAACAGGTAAGAAGGTGGCCCTCGAAGGTCTCACAAAGCGCAGGCAGAGCGAAGCCCTCCTGTTCAGCGAGGGGAAAACAAAACTCTTCTAAATTCTCTTTTTGGAGGCCCTATGAGTCTGCTCACAACGGCTCTTGGGTCTATCGCCGGGTCTGTTATCGACATCTTTAAAAAGAAAACAAAGGATGTCGATAAAGCCCTTGAGGCCCAAACCGAAATGCGAAAGCTGGAACTGCAAGACGCTCCTAAGTCTTATCTCAGGCTTTGGGTTCCTTTCCTTGGGTGGATACTGGCAATTACCGTTGCTTATGCCATCCTCATAAAACCCATTGTTGTCTTCTATTTTCCCAGCTTCCCTCTGCCTGAGCTTCCTATGGATGTCGTTGTACGTCTCCTTTTCGGTATGCTCGGTATTGCTCTGTAAATCCCTTGAACCTCTAACCGAATATCTCTGGAGCTGATATACTTAATGCCTAACACCCTTAATCTCTCTCTTCCGGGCCAGGACAAACTCGAAGGCGCTAATGATGCGCTCTTTATGAAGATTTTCTCAGGCGAAGTTCTCGCCGCGTTCGATGAGGTCAACGTGATGAAAGACCTGCATCGTGTCCGCACTATTTCTCACGGCAAGTCTGCCTCCTTCCCCATCCTTGGCAAGGCTTCTGCCCGCTATCATGTGGCTGGTGAGCCTATCCTCGGTTCCAACAAGATCGCTACTTCTGAGCGCGTCATCAATATTGACGACCTGCTCATCGCTGACGTGGCTATCTATGATCTGGATGATGCCAAGAACCACTACGATGTCCGTCAGGAATACTCAAAACAGCTTGGTCATGCTCTTGCCCGTGAGTTTGACCGTAAAACCATGCGTGTCGGTGTTCTCGCCGCTCGTACCGCTGGCCTGATTGACGATGAACCCGGCGGGTCTGTCATCAAGGGGGGCGCTACCGTGGAAACTGACGGTGAAGTTCTCGCTGAGTCCATCTTCAAGTGCGCTCAGATTTGGGATGAAAAAGATGTTCTCGAATGGGAACGTACTGTCATCATCCGCCCTGCCCAGTATTACCTCCTCGCCCAGACCACTAAGGTTCTCAACCGTGACTGGGGCGGCGCTGGTGTGTATGCTGACGGTAAGGTTCTGAAGGTCGCTGGTGTTCAGCTCATCAAGTCTAACAACCTCCCCAACTCCGTTGTGGAAGCTGTGTCTGGTGAAAAGAACACCTATAACGGTGACTTCTCTAACACTGTGGCCCTTGCCCTCCAGCGTGAAGCCATCGGTACTGTTAAGCTCCGCGATCTCTCTGTTCAGAAGTCCGGCGCTGACTTCAACGTGATGTACCAGTCCACCCTCATGCTGGGTCGTTACGCTATGGGTCATGGTATTCTGCGTCCTTCCTGCGCCATCGAAATCAGCAAGGCCGCCTAAGCCTGCAACTGATCCGGCTATATAACTGCCAAACTGAATCCCTTCCTCTACCTCATCTTCTTCAGGGTAGGGGAGGGGATTCTTTATTTTAGGAGTCACCGATGTCCATTCGTCTCTTTGCCGCAGTGTCCCCCACTACAGAAATCGAAGCTGTCAACACGATGCTTGCTACCATCGGTGAATCCCCTATCAATAGCTTCGATGAAATCAATGCTGACATCGCTATTGCCCGCGATACACTCATTGAAATTTCCCGCGCAGTCCAGCTTGAAGGCTGGCACTGGAATACTGAAGACAATTACCCCCTACGCCCTGACGCTGTAACTAACCGCATCAAACTCAGTCCCTCTTGTCTTCGTGTTCATTTCCCTGAACCTCAGGATAAAGAACTCGTTGTCCGTGGTTCTTATGTTTACGATAGGGTGAATCACTCGCTTCTTTTTCCCGTAGATTTTTCCGTGAATGTCACCCTTACCCTGCAACTCTCTTTTGAGGAACTTCCTGAAGCGGCCCGCAGGTATATCATCATCCGTGCTTCCCGTGTCTTTCAGTCTCGTGTTGTTGGCTCTGGAACCCTGAACAGCTTTACTGAACGAGATGAAGCTATGGCTCGTGCTACACTTCTTGCCGAAGAACATAAGCTCGACCGTCCTAATATCCTAAAAGGTACTCTACCTCCCACAGGGACATGGAACCCTGTTCAGACACTTCTCAATCGTGGAGGCCGTCACTATGGCCGCTAATGGAAATCTTGTAACAGGGAATATTGCCAACCTTATCGGCGGTGTCAGCCAGCAACCGTGGAACGTGCGTATGCCTACGCAAGCTGAAGAACAGATCAACTGTCATGCCACGGTAACTGAGTTTCTCAGGCGCAGACCCGCTCTCAAGCAGATCGCCGCGATTTCTTCGCCGGATGGCGGCACCAACTTTACCGCCCTTGCCATCGACAAGGGTACTGATGAACAGTACATCGCTCTGTTTGGTAAAGGTGGTATCAAGGTTTTTGACCTGAAGGGTGTAGAACAGAAAGTCGCTCTGTCAGACTCAGGTCGCAAGTATCTTGGTAAAGTCAATGAAGCCGCCTCTGATCTGCGCTTTTGCAATATTAAAGACTACACGTTCTGCGTGAACCGTAACGTCATCGTCTCCGAAGGTAAGACAGATGGTAGCACAAGAACCCCTGAAGCTATGATCTTCATCAAACAGGCCAGCTATAGTACAACCTACACCCTCACACTAGATGGTAAGAAGTACAGCTATACGACCTCTGATGGTGTCTATGAAGAGGGGACTACTCCGCCAGCACTGTCCACAAACCTCATCTGTAATCAGCTTAAGGCGAAAATACCGTCCATTTTCAATGTGACCATCAACGGCGCTGTTATGTGGATCAGGCGCACCAATAACGCCTATTTCACATTCTCCGTGGAGGATTCTCGCTCTAACACCCATAGTGTTGCTTTCAGCGATTCTATCGGGAAAATGACTGACCTTCCTCTGGTTGCGCCTAATGGCGTTCTTCTGCGAATCACAGGCGACCAGACCACCACACTGGACGACTACTATGTCGAGTTCAAAACATCCGATGGTTCTTCGTTCAGCTCAGGTACATGGGTTGAAACAGTAGCTCCCGCCACAAATAACACCATCGACCCTGCAACAATGCCTCACGCTCTTATCCGGCGTAAGGCAGGTGAGTTCAGTTTCGAGGCTGTAAACTGGGCATCTCGAAATGCTGGTGACGCTACTACCAACCCTGCCCCCAGCTTTATCGGTAAGCGTATCAACAACATTCTGTTCTATCGCAATAGGTTGTCCTTCCTTTCAGGGGATAACATTATCATGTCTGAGGCAAACTCCTTCTTCAACTTCTATCTCACCACTGTCACTACCTCGGTAGATTCCGATCCTATTGATGTAGCCGCAAGTGGTGTAAAGGATGCTGTACTGTACGCTTCAGCCATCTATAACGGTGGTCTTGTCCTGTTCAGTACCAAAGGTCAGTTTGTTCTTGAGCATGATACGGTGCTGTCAAACAGCACAGTGTCGCTTACTCCTGTTACCGAGTTTGAATCAACCGATAGGGTTACACCTCAGTCTTCAGGTAAGACAGTGTTCTTTGCTGTGGATAGAGGCCGTTGGATTGGTATTCGTGAATACATCGCCTTCGATACCGAGTCGATGAACTCCAATGATGCCACCGATGTCAGTTCTCATGTGCCTCGCTATATGCTGGGTAAGATTCGTGATCTCCAGTGTTCTTCTAATGAAGAGATTCTGCTTATCAGCTCAACTGCCGAACTTGATACTCTGTATATCTACAAGTATTTCTGGAACGGAAACGAGAAGATGCAGACCTCATGGTATAAATGGAAGATGTCGGGAAATATATATAGCCACCTCTTTTTCAATACTGAGGTGTTCTGTGTCATGGAATATAGTGGTGAGTTTTATCTTGAAACCTTCAGTTTTGAACCTTCACATAAGGATGAAGGTGAGGATTTCGAGTTCTGTCTCGATAGAAAGATTGATGATTCTGCCATCACTATAGGTGCTTACGACCCACTCTCAAAAACAACGAAGGTCACGCTTCCTTATGTAGATGAGAGAGCGGTCATCATTACCCGTTCTGGTGGCGATCTTAGAGCAGGCATCGTGCTTGATGTAGAAGCTCGATCCGGGGCTGAGTACACCATCAAAGGTAAGATCACACCTCAGACAAGAATGTACGCGGGCATCCTCTACGAGTCCTCATACCACTTCACAACTATCGGTATCCGCGACAAGAATAATACTGCCATCACTTCAGGTCGGCTTCAGCTCCGCTACCTTCACCTTAATCTGTATAATACAGGCTATCTCTCTATTTCGGTCAAACCTAAAGGGAAGATCGGGTCTGAGTATTCGTTTACAGGTAAGCGTCTTGGTGATGCGTCTTCTGTTATCGGCTCTATTCCGATTTATGAGGGCCAGTTGAAAGTTCCTATTCTTTCACGAAATGAGGATGTTGCAATCATCGCAAGCAGTAACTCCCCTCTACCTTTCAGTCTCGTCAATGGCTGGTGGGAAGGCTTCTACACTTCAAGGAGTCAGAGGGTATGATCTTTAAAAATTCAAGCATCACTTTAAGGAGGTGAGGCAGTATGGCAACCCCTATGGCTATGGCAATCACGTCATTTGTCATTAGTGCCGCAGGTGCCGTAGCGAGTGGTATTCAACAGCACCAGCAGGCCAAAGCGCAGGCCGCTTATCAGAACGCTCAGGCTGAACAGTATCGTAAATCATACGAACAGCAGTCAAAAGCCGCCGCTCAGGAGTACGCCAATCAGTCTGCCGCAGAGCGTGTGAATCAGATGCAGGAAAAGGAAAAAGCCTCCATCGAGATTCAGGAAGCTCAGAAAGAAGCGCTTCAGAAAGCAGGTACCATGATGGCCTACACTAACGCCGCTGGTGGTACGCTTAACTACCTCCTTACTGATTATGCACGTCAGGAAGCACAGGCAAAAGAGGTCTTTCGGACTCAGTATGAGATGGTTACTGAAGCCTCAGCGTTCTCTATGGAAGCCTATCGAAATAAGACCCAGAATCGTCTCGATAGTAGGAGTGAATACACCTATATCGACTCTGGTAATAATCTCGGCTCAACCATGCTTACCACTGCTCTCGGCATTGGTGGTGCCGCTGTCGGTGCTTATGGAAACTATAAAACATGGGACTCTATGGAGTCTAAAGGAGGCGGGGGCTAATGCCTCAGGCTCGATCTAATATCCCTACCATAGCTGAAAAAGTCTCCCGCGCTCATGTAGAACCCCGTGTTCGCTCTTACGCCTACACAGAGTATGATGAGAAGAAGCCCGGTTACGTCAGCGCTGATCTCCGCGCAGGGCGTAGCTGGGGCGCTCTCGCTTCTGCGCTTGATAGGTTCTATGGTAACTTCAACCGCTTCTCTGCCGTAAAGCGCGATGAGTATATTGAAGAGGGCATCGCTAAGGGGCGTATCGCCTATTCTGAAACTCAGGATACCGAAGAAGCTCTTAGGAATAAGCGAGACTTCAAGCAGTTCATTGAAGAGAATCCTGAGTTTGCCAACGATAACCCTTGGGTCGAGGTTGGATATGAACAGTCCCGTCTCAGGGAACTTGGTACGGAAGCGAAAACCGGTCTATCTAAATTCCTTGATGAAGGCGGTCATTTCAATCAGGAAGACCCTGCGGCTTTTCAGTCAGCCATCAATGCCTATTTCAATAACTTCCGCGCTCAGGCTGGACTCGATAGCTACGAGGACAAAGTTCTCATGGCTAAGTGGTTCTCTCCTGTAGAGGCTGAAGCTCGTCAGTCTATGACCACTATGTATGACGGCATTAAGCGTAACGGTCGTCAGGATAAGCTGGCTAATCAGGTTTCCAAAGAACTTGGTACTGTTATCGACTCCTACTTTGAGGGGATAAGCAACTTCGGTAAAGACCCTCACCTTCATGGCACTGAAGGAACTGAAGTGCTTCTTAAGCAGATTGAAGGTATTACCAACAAAGCCCGTGAGAACGGTCTTCTGGATGTCAAGGTCGAAGATGTCATCATCGCAGGTATGAAACTGGCGTATGATAAGAGTGAGAATGAGGCAGTTCTGAAATGGTGTGACCATATCAAGATCAATGGAGTTCCTCTTTCCCAGACAATCAAAGGGGCCGCGTGGGTCGAAAGCGCCTATGACGCCATCCGCGATAAGGAAGCCGCCGCCTCTAAAAAGACTGAAGCAGATACGAAAAAGTTCATGGAAGAACAGCTTGAGGATTTCGCTATTGATGTAGCTACGAACTTCTCAGAGCATGGCGGGAACTTTGATGAAGCAGTTAAGGTAGTCGAGGAAAAACTGGGCCGTACCATGACCGACCGTGAGAAACTGTACTTTAAGAAGTCCGTAAACAGCACACTCAATACCCTCGAATCTCTCCGAGAGACTGAGCAGGAACAGCCTGAAAACCTCGCCAAGCTGGATGAGGAAGTCCATACGATCCTTGCGGAGTCAGAAGACCCCCGTGCTGATCTTAGGGGTCTGATCCGACAGACCAACTATAAAGGTGCTAAGGATGCTCTTAAGCTCCTTACCTCTGCCGATGTTCAGGAACGGAAGGCCACAGAAAAATTCATCAAAGACCTTGAGAAAAGCCGTAAGACATTCCTCAAACAGAACTGTTCAGCTATTGTTAGTCAGTTTGTAAGTAGTCTTCAGGATGAGTCTCTGAAGGGGCGCTATAAAAAGCTGGTCGCTGAAAATATGCTTATCAGCACAGCAGGGCAGGTTATGGATTCAGCTTCCCGTGAGTGGATTAAACATAATGCTGAAGACCCTAAAAATCCCACTCTTTACGAACGAAGGGATGCTTTTCTTGCCGCTCAGGAACAGGTAACTCGTGTTCTCAAAAGCGGCGTTGCTGAGAATATCCTTTCTAAAAGCGACCTGTATTCTACCGATCAGGTTATAAGACCTTTTGATTCCCTGTTTAAGGATGTCATTGAAACTGACGACATCGAGGCCCGCACGGTATTCCTCTCAACGGCTGAAGCGGCCCTGAAGAAAAACGAGAATCCTAACCTTCGTGAGCTTAACAGCGTTGCTAGTATCTATGATCTCAATGCTATGTTCCAAGCTGGGATTACTGACTTCTCGGCGCAGGCAATGTTTCCTTATATTCGCCCTGAGACTGGTCTCGCAGGGGCTACCCTCAGTGAGGACGGCAAATTCCTTATCACCAGTGGTGCCAGCTACACAGGTTCAAACAACAAGGGATATGTGGAGGATTTGGCTCGTCAGCTGTTCCCTGATCTGTCAGGGGTTATCTTCAAAAAGTGGTCTTCACCTGAACAGGAGGCCCTTTTCAAAGAGCGTGAACAGCATACCTCTGAAGGTAAGGTTATGCTCAATAGTGGGTATATTCGTGATATTCGGAATGATAAGGCAAAGATTCCTCCTGAAAAGCAGGATTATGTCTTTCAGATTCTTTCCGATATAACGTCAAAGAATGGTGAATACCTTGGTATTACTCGCCATTCCATCACCGCTATGTCCCGTAGCAGGCTTTGGGATATGCTTCAGCGGCGTGGGTTCGACAATAATCAGATTCGTGACATTTTCTATAAGGCTGATCTCCTCCCTGAAGCGAGAATCAAAGGGCAGTCTAAGAAGAAGTAACAATCATAACTAAGGAGGTTCTTCGCTTACATGGCGGAACACATCCCCCTCAATATAAACATCACTCCTCAGGATATTGACCTCCCTGTCAGTGATGAACTTCCCATCGAAATCCCCTCTCAGGTGGCACTCAACATGAAAAACGAGTCCCCTGTAGAGGGGGTTTCTACATCAACTGCCCAGCCTCAGGGTGAAGATGAGGGTTTCCTTGAACAGGCGGGAACATTCCTTGCCGATCACGGTAAAGCCCTTGTCGAAGGTGTTACTGACGCTTGGGATAGCACAGCAGACCTCGTTGCCAGCACGGTTGAATTTGGTTCAAACCTTGCGGACAATATCAGCGATAAGGGGCTTGTTGAGGGATGGGAATCTACAGAGTTCAAAGAGGTCGAAAGCCCTCTCTCTATCAACTATAACCCCGAATACGAATGGGTATCTGCCCAGATTCTTTCTGACGTTACGCAGGCAGTAGTGTCTTTTGTTGGAGTCAACAAACTCACTCCGTTTCTGAAGGGTATGCAGATGGCTTCTAAAGCTGGGCGTGTCGGTGTCGAAATGGGCCGTGGTGTCGCGGCTGACATCGTAGGCTTCAAAGCCAGCGAAGAGAACCTGACCAATTTCCTCATCGAAACTTTCCCCTCGCTCCAGAATCCTCTCACAGAATTTATGGCAAACGATGGTACCGATGACCATGTTTCTGGTCGTCTTCGTAATGCCTTTGAAGGACTCGGAATCGGCGTTCTTGCTGACTCTCTTATGCCTTTCTTTAAGTTTGCCAGAGATGTGAAAAAGACTGACGGCTCCTTGAAGGAAGTCTCTGAAGTCGCAGAAAAGCACCTCGCTGAAGATGAAGCAGGTAATGTGGTTTTCAAGGAAAGCGCCCCATCACCGATAGAAGTTTCCGACCCTGTATCTACACCTCCTGTAGTTACTCCCCGCGAGACAGTTGAAGCGATCGCCAAGGGTGAAAAGAAGTGGGATATGCTTACCGATGATGATTTTACCCGGATGGCTGAAGCCGTGAAAAACGATAAAGCTCTCTGGGACGAAATCGGTACGAACACCAACTTCAACCACTATGTCGTCAAGAATATGGACTCGCGTGGTGGGAAGCTCCTCAAGCTGATGTCAGACGCTCTGGCTGATAAGCTCGATAAGGGAACTCCCGGTTCTTTTGAACAGTGGAATAAAGAAGCGGCTGATATGGCTGAACTTCATGGTCTCCCTGTCGATGCTATGACTGAAGAGCTGTTTAGGAAGACAGGTGACATTAACACCGTCCGTTCTTTCCTTATTCAAGCCCGTGCTGTGACAGCTGGCATGGCTGAAGAAGTCTATACGCTGGCAAATAAGTTTAACACCGAAAACAAACTTACGGTCACAGCGCAGGATAAATTGGATTTCCTTAAGCTCCATCGCAGGCTGGAAAAATTCTTCATGGCCCAGCGTGATGCTTCAACCGCCATAGCTCGTTGCCTGGTCTCACATAAGATTGATCCTGATCTGAATGTGAAGCCTACCACTGAAGTCGAAGGTGTCCAGCCTAAACCCAAGAAAAAGGCTGGGAAAGCATCTAAAAAATCTGAGGAAAAATCCTCCGTTGATCTCCCTCGTCTTCTTGATGAATCAGAAATTGATGAAATCAAAACCGAAGAAGAGGCCGTAGCTTTCCTGAAGGCACATAATATTACTGACGAGTCTCTCGATAAGGTAGCCAAGGCAGTTATCGCCGCTGAAGGCAACCCCAAAAAGATGTTCGCCATGACTAAGGCCCTTCGTTCAGGATCATGGACACACCTTTATAACTTCTGGTTTACTCAGAATATCCTCAGCTCTCCTGTTACTCATGCTTGGAACCTCGCAGGTAACACTGTGAAAACAGGTTTTATGGTGGCTGATCGTATGGCTGGTGCTTCTTTGTCTGCCATTACAGGTAATCCTGAGGAGCTTAAGTACGCTTGGCGTTACTCTCAGGGATTTTTCCGTCATGGTGCCGACACTCTCCGAATGACCCTGAAGGCTCTGAAGACGGCTTCGTCTTCTCTTGATGCCACTGGTATCAAAGCTGATAAGTGGGCCTCTGGTCAGATTCGTGGTGAGGAACTTCCCACTTCCTATAAAAGTGTCGAGGATACATTCCTCAACGGGCAGGGGGAAGAAGCACAGCTTAACGTCCTACAGAAGGGCATCGCTGGTGTGATTCATGTTCTTGGGTACCCTGCTCGTGGTAATGCTCACCTTATGGCTGGTGAGGATGAGTTCTTCCGCTCCATAAATTTCAGAGCCGCTTCATGGGAACTTATCCATCGTGAGGCAGACGCTAAGAATCTTAAGGGCGCGGAGCGTAAGGCGTTTCTTGAACAGGCTGAAAAAGACCTTTTCACGGAACGTGGCCTCATTAACATGAAGAACCCCATCGCTAAAGAAGCTCATTATCTTTCAGAAACTTCTGTGTTTTCACAGGATATTCATACGAAATGGGTGGCAGGGCTTCAACACCTTAGCGCGACAAACAGTGTCATTAAAACTGTACTGCCTTTTGTGCGTACAGTCTGGAACGTGTCGCTTGATGGTCTTGAACATACCCCTGTTCTTGGCTTCTGTAGCAAGGAATATCGAAAAGATTTCCGTTCGCAGGGCATCCGTGGTGAAATAGCCCGTGGCAAGTTTGTCATCGGTACTCTCGTTACATACCTTACCCTACAAATGGCGGCAGACGGCCTCGTTGTCGGTGAGCTTTCTTCAAGCAAGAAAGAGCGTGAAGCCCAGCTTAGAGCTGGTATGATGCCTTACTCTGTGAGAGTAGGGGATAAGTGGTACCAGTATCAGCGTCTTGATCCGGCAGGTGCGATCATCGGTCAGACAGCCAATGTGGCCTATCTCATCAATAACATGGATAACCTCAGCCCTGAGGAAAAGAGTAGTCTCGTTGCCCGATGTATCGGCTCGGTTATTTCTACGATTGCTGAAAAAGGCTTCCTCACAGGTCTCCATGACTTTATGGAAATGGCCTTCTCTGGTGATAAGATCAGCTCAAACCTTGAACGGTATGGCGCGAATCAGCTCAATTCCATGCTTCCTGCTTCAGGTCTGTTCCGTACTGTAAACAGATTTGTCGATCCTGATCTTAAGGAAAATTCAGCCAGCGGTTTTATTGATCGGCTCGGTACTAACGGTTATCGGCAGGCCATAAACTACTTCAACTCGAAGAGTTCAGGAGTAGAAGTTACCCAGTCTCCCGTCAAATATGACTGGATCACTGGTGAAACACCTCAGCACAAGTTCTTCTCCAGTGAAAGCAGGATTGATGAAACTGTCATACAGGAACTTCTCAAACACTCCCGATCCGTTTATGGGTCTCCTGAAAGAGAAATCTCAGGAATAGAGCTGTCTAATGAACAGTACAGCCGTTTCTGTGATCTGCATGGAAACATGACTATTGATGGGAAGACCATGTTTGAGGCCATCACTGACCTTATCTATACAGAGAAGTATGATCTCTATAGAGATAAGTACATGGATGCTCCTGAATATGCCGATAAAACATACCGTGGCGATCTCATCAAAAAGGTAATGAAGCGATACCGCGATGCCGCTAAGGCAACGCTTCTCGAAGAGTTCCCTGAAATCAAAGATGCTATTGATGAGCGTTATGCCAAGCGTAAGGCGTTCAAAGCTGGTCAGAATTATGACGAGGAAGCTGTAAGGGCTTTTGCTCGTATGTAACCCTCAAAAAGGAGATGCACCGCATTTCATGTCACAGACTACCAACGAAATGTATAGTGTAGCTTCCTATACTGCGGATGGGGCAACGGCAGAGTTCGTTGTCCCTTTTCCGTATCTTTATACGGAAGACGTACACATCCACATAAACGGGGTGGAGAAGATTCTTTACCCCGTCATCAATCCCGTTTCTGCGCCTACGCCTTTTGATGCGTATTGGGTCTCTGATAACACTATCAAGTTTCTTTCTGTCCCTGAAAATGGCTCACTCGTTCAGATTCAGCGCGTGACGAATAGGCAGAACCCTGAAGTCGTATTCAGAGATTCGGCAACTCTTTCTGAAGCAGACCTGAATATCATCGTAACCCAGCTCCTCTATATCGCTCAGGAAGCCTATGATAACCTGAACGGTGAAACCGCCATCGGTGCGGCTGACCGAGCCGCGTCTGCGCTTGCTGATATGGTGGTTCTCTACAACCTCTGTAGGGAAGACTACAACCGTTTCCGCTCTATGGTGGTTACTGCCACGCAGAGTGACGATGATAATGTCCACGCCTCCTACAATAAAGACAGCGGTGTTCTTACTCTGTTTGTCCCTCGTGGGCCTGAAGGCCCTCAGGGAGAGCAGGGTATCAGAGGCCCTCAGGGAGAGCAGGGGCCTAAAGGTGATACTGGCCCTCAGGGGCTTCAGGGGCCTCAGGGAACACCCGGCCCTCAGGGGCTTCAGGGTGAAAAAGGCCCTATGGGGGATTCACCTTGGAGTATGGCGTTTGCTCATTTCCGACTGGAAAACAGTTATCTCAAACTCGATTACGTTGGGGCCGAAGATGCCCCTAACCTCACCATCAACGCTAATGGTGAACTGGAGGTATCAATCTAATCATGGCGACTCTTACTCTCGGTAAAGTGAGGCCCGTTCCTAAAGGGGCATGGAGTTCCTCTGTAACCTACGAAGCCTACGATTGGGTCACTTATAAGGAATCTGCTTGGCTTGCCCTTGTTGATGTGCCTAAGAATTATGAACCTGACTCTCATCCTACGGTGTGGGTAAAGTTTGGCGCACAAGGCGAACAGGGTGAGCAGGGCGTTCAGGGTGTCACTTTTACTCCTTACATCAAGGACGGCTATCTCTATTGGGAAAATGACGGTGGCCTCGACAATCCCGAACCTGTGTATATCAAAGGCCCCGCAGGTACTTCCCCTCTTTCTGACTCCGTGACCAGTACCGCCTCAGATGTCGGCGCAACCTCTAAAGCTGTGAAGTCGGCTTATGACCGTGCGGCTGAAGCTGATAACAAGGTAGATGCTATCGTGGTAAATCACGTCCACCTTACCATCGCCGCCGCTCCGGGCTGGTTCCGCAGACAGGCTCTCCCGACCCCCAACAAGACCTCGATTACCATTCCTGCCGGACTTCAGGTGAACATCAACAACGTGGGCTACATCTCCAAGGCCGCTGTTACTCTCAGCCTTGCAACTGTCGCTACCGCCGCTAATCGCGCTGGTAAGGATATTTACATCTACGCCTGCGCTCCTTCGCTTGGTAATGAACCCACCTTTGTTCTCTCCATGAACTCTACCGTCCCCTCTGGCTACACCGCAGACAATTCCCGCAAGATTGGCGGTTTCCACTGCCTCTGCGCCAATGTCGGTACTATCAGCGGTCATCCCCTGAGCGGCTATGTGGCTGGCGACATCCTGCCTCTGTCCGTCTGGGATTTGCTTCACCGCCCCGTATCCGACCCTGAAGGTATGGTGTGGGTCGAAGGCATCGGTAAGTGGGTGGACATCTACCTCGCAAGCTGGACTGGTGCTAAGTTCACGTCTGCCTATGGCGCGACCATTTCTGACGGCGCAAGCTCCCCTGCGTTCCACGGTGAGAAGTTTGCCGAATACGCAGGTCTCTGTGGCAAGCGTCTGACCATGCGTGACGAGTTCATCGTGTTCGCTAAGGGCAGTAACGAGAACACCAACATTAAGGGTTCAACTGACCCGAATACCACTGGCGGTCATGTGGACACGGCAAGCCGCCGTATGGTATCTAACTACGGCATCGAAGATTGCTGTGGTGCGCTGTGGCAGTGGGGTGGAGACACCTATGATTGCTACAGCGGCTCCGGCATTTCTTGGAATACTGATAACTTCTATCTGTCTGGCTACGCTTGGCAGGAGAAGTCTGTGTATAACCCCTCTTTCGATTCGCAGAAGTACGGGTCTTGTGCTGGCCTCCTTCGGCGGGTGCGTTTGGGTGCGTATTGGAGCGCCGGGTCGTATTGCGGTTCTCGCGCGTCGAGTTTGAACGGCTTTTCGTCTTACGGCTGGTCGGTTGACGCCGTGCGGCTGGTGTCCGAGCCGAGGGTCGTTAATCTCTAACCGATGGGTCTCTAATCTTCGGGCCGCAGACCGTCAGGTCGCGGGCCGCAAGTCGCGGCGGGCGTCAGCCCGCCCCTAAACATTTGGGTAAGTGTATCACCTCAGTCTTGTAATGGCCTCCTTCGGCAGGTGCTATTGGGTGCGAATTGGAGCAACAGGTCGAATTGCGGTTCTCGCACGTCGAATTTGAACAACTTTTCGTCTAACAGCTGGTCGAATAACGCCGTGCGGCTGGTGTCCGATACGGGGAAAGTCCGTAGCAAATCAAGCTCAAATCCCTCGGCTGTACGCTTATCCGTGTCAGCTCAGGCTGGCAAAACACACAACGGGAGACTCAGGCGGCTAGTAGCTATATGCGAAAGTCGCCTGAGTCGTTTCTTATGCAGGTTTGAACATGAAACGTCATGGTAATTTATGGGAGTCCTTTGTCAGTAAGGAGAACCTTCATCTCGCGTTCAAGAAGGCTAGAAAGAACAAAAACTGGCAGAGCAAGATTCAAAGGCTTCTCCCCAAAGAGGACAAGCTCATTGACGAACTGCATGAAAGCCTCATCGCAGGAACCTTTACCACCTCGGAATACAGAACCAAGAGAATTTTTGAACCGAAGGAAAGGCTCATCTACATCCTTCCGTTCTACCCAGACCGTGTTGTTCACCACGCCATTATGAATGTTCTGGAACCGATATGGGATAACCTGCTCATCTCCGATAGCTACGCCTGTCGTGTTGGCAAAGGTCAGCACTCAGGAAGCCGTAGATGTATGGAGTTTGTTAGACGCTTCAAATATTGTCTCAAGTGCGATGTCAGTAAGTTCTATCCGAGCGTTGACCATGCAATCCTGAAGGTCATCATTCGGAAGAAGCTGAAAGACGACCGCCTGTTATCCGTTCTGGATAATATCATCGACAGTGTAGAAGGCGGCAAGAATGTCCCTATCGGGAATTTTCTCTCTCAGTGGTTCGGGAACATCTACCTGAACGAGCTGGATATGTGGATAAAACACGAAAAGAAGGTGAAGCCTTACCTGCGCTATTGTGACGATTTCTGTCTATTCAGTAATGATAAGGCCGAACTTCACCAGCTCGGAAGGGAGATAAAGACCTTCTGCGCCGAAAGGCTATCCCTCAGGCTTAGTAAGTGCGAAGTCTTCCCTACGACACAGGGAGTGGATTTTCTAGGATATAGACATTTCGCTCAGGGGTACATCCTCGTGCGTAAGAGTACCGCAAAGCGGATGTTCAAGCGACTGGCAAAGATTCCTGAAAGGCTCGATAAGGGTAAGCTGACCCACATCCAAGCCGTCTCTCAGGTAGCCAGCGCAGAGGGCTGGTTGAAACACGCGAACGCGCACAACCTCGGTAAGGCCCTCAAACTTGAACATCTAAAAGAGGTATTAAAAACCTATGACGACCACTCCCATGAAGAAGTTCAGTGACTTCGCTGACGAAAGCAGAGGACTGGAAGGAGAAAAGATGAAGATAGGCGATGTGTTCAATAAGCCTATCGTTGTCAAAGCCTTCCGCATCTTTGACAGTAAGTGCATCAAGGACAAGTCCTGTCTTCAGCTCCAGTTCGAGCTTGACGGGGAAACGAAGATTGTCTTCACGAACTCCGCTGTCCTCATCCGTCAAATAAAGCAGTACGAATCAGAACTGCCCTTTATAGCTACCATCAAGAAGGTTGGGAGCTACCACACTTTTACCTAAAATAGGAGCGATATGAAAGGCTATCCTAAGAATCTCAATACCAAGGCCGACTACGAATACGTCAAGGCCAACTTCCCCCGCGAAGCATACCTGCCCAGCTTTCAGGCTCTTCTCGACACTATGAACGACTGGTTCTTCGTCAAAGAACTTGCCGCCGAAGCTGAAGGCATCACCGATGAGACCCACAAGGTTCTCCCCATGCAGGAGACTGGTGGTACTGACGAGGCCCCGAAGTCTTGGGCGCAGTACGAATACCGTGTAAATCCCACCTGCAAGCTCCTGTCCCTCGGCTTCACTGAAGCTGAAGTAAGGGCTGTCGTTGCTGGCTAAGGGTAGGGTGTCTGTCTGTGAAGGATAGCCTTTCTAACCATACCTGTAATCACGAGGCTGAGTTCGGGGCTTTCCATGAATCCCTTGCTGACATCAAGCAGGCAATCTCCGGCCTGTGTAAGCTCATAGAAGGTCAGGGCCGTCTTGAAGAGCGTGTCAAAGCCAACGAGAAGGCTATCACCGAACTCCGTGACGTTACCTCTAAACTCGTCACCACTCAGGCTAGATGCTCAGGCTCTAACCAGTGGGTCGAGAAGACGATATGGGTAATCCTGTCGCTGGGCCTCGGAGCCTTGTTCGGCGGGAAGATGCTGTAGGGCTTAATTGTCCTAAATGGACAAAACACCCTCTCTCCGTCATTCTATGCGATTTTCACCTTGCTTTAAACAGCCACAAAGTTGTTGACGATGGGGGATTTCGTATATACAAAAAGGGTGTGGATATTGCGAGTATCCACACCCCCGATGACAGGCAAGGTATTTCGTTGGCCTCCTCTCGCCGGATAAAGTTTATCTTTTGAGTAAGACCCCCGCTAGGTAGCCCCCTAACGGGGGTCAACCTTTACCTACGGTTTAAGGTTGGTAATTCTCTTCACCAGATAGACAAGTAACGCCCAGAGAGCGTTTCCAGCAATCTGAATGACGAGTGCCTCAGCTATGTTAGCCATAAGCAATCCTCCTATTCGTGCTGTGCCTGTCATCTATGGATGGTCAGCGGCGAAAGGAGGCACTTTAGCTGTGTACGACACAGCTGGAAATCGTCTAGCATACCTCGCTATCAAAATCAAACACAATATAAGGAGATGAACGCCTATGTCTCGCGCATCTGAAGACCTTCTGGGCCAGCTTCACGGCCTCATCGCGGAAGGCTTCATCGAAAAATTCAAGTCAGGCGAGGCTACCTCGGCTGATTACAACGCCGCTATCAAGTTCCTGAAGGACAACGGGATTAACTGCGTTGGTCATGCTGACGAAAGCATGAACGAACTTATCGACAAGATCGAAGTGTATGACGACTCTATGCTTAACTATGGGCCTGAGTACGACCCTCAGTTTGGAGCCGACAATATTCTGAGGACGCACTGATCTGATTGCCATCTATACAGTTTACCCCTATTCCTGAAAAGCTGAAGGACTTTCGAGTCTTTCTCTGTCTGGTATGGCAATCCCTCGGTCTCCCTAAGCCCACACCTGTCCAGCTCTCTATAGCCTCTTATTTCCAGCATGGGCCACGGCGTAAAGGCATCGAAGCCTTCCGTGGTGTAGGCAAAAGTTGGATTGCCGCCGCGTATGTAGTCTGGCGGCTCAGGTGTGATCCCAACCTAAAGTTCATGGTGCTGTCTGCCAGTAAAGACCGTGCTGACAACTTCACTACTTTCTGTCTGCGCCTTATCAATGAGATACCCATCCTTCAGTGTCTCATGCCACGAGCCGACCAGAGATGCTCTAAGCTCTCCTTTGACGTAGGCCCCTGTAAAGCTGACCACGCCCCTAGTGTGGTATCTAAGGGTATCTTCTCTCAGATCACTGGTGGTCGTGCTGACGAGATTATCGCAGACGATATTGAAATTCCGAACAATTCCTACACTCAGATGATGAGGGAGAAGCTCTCAGAAGCCGTTAAGGAATTTGACGCTATCCTTAAGCCTAACGGTATCATCACCTACCTCGGTACCCCTCAGACAGAGCAGAGCCTTTATAATACCCTTCCTGATCGAGGTTATGAGTTCGCTATCTGGCCTGCTAGATACCCTGATGAGAACCAGCAGAAGAACTATGGGTCATCCCTGTCCCCTTTCATTATAGAAAGGATGAAAAGACTGGGAGAAGGGTGCATAGGCTGTTCGACAGACCCTCTTAGGTTCTCTGACGAGGACTTGATGGAACGTGAACTCTCCTATGGTCGATCGGGGTTTCAGCTTCAGTTCATGCTTGATACCCGACTTTCGGATGCTGACCGATACCCCCTTAAGCTCCATGATCTTATCGTCATGGGGACAAATCCTGAGTCAGCCCCCGAACATCCTGTCTGGGCCGCTTCTCAGAATAATATCATCAATGACCTTCCTTGTGTTGGCCTGAATGGCGATCATTACTATTCCCCTGTCATGCTTAAAGGGGATTGGATACCTTACACAGGGGCCGTTATGGCTATCGACCCTTCTGGTAGAGGTACTGACGAAACGGCTGTGGTGGTCGCTAAGATGCTGAATGGCTTCATCTACATCACAGCTATCGCCGCGTTTAGGGATGGTTATGGTGATAACACCCTTAGAGCGATTGCAGAGATGGCTAAAGCTCAGAAGGTCAACCATGTCATCATTGAAGCTAACTTTGGTGACGGAATGTTTTCAAAGCTCCTTCAGCCTTGGTTTATGAAGGTGGAATATCCGTGCCTTCTTGAAGAAGTGAAACACTCTAAGCAGAAGGAAGCCAGAATCATCGACACCCTTGAACCTGTCCTCAATCAGCATAAGCTGGTTATCGACAGGTCAGTCATTGAATATGACTATAACTCTACCAAAAACCTCCCTCCAGAGCAGGCTTTCAAATATCAACTCTTTTATCAGATGAGCCGCCTCACCCGTGAACGTGGCTCTCTGGGGCATGACGACAGACTCGACTGCCTCGCTATGGCGGTTGGCTATTGGGTCGAATCAATGGCTCAGGATGTTAAAAAGAGAATGATGGTCAGACGGGAAGAACTTCTTCAGGAAGAGCTGAAACTCTGGGAGAGCGATAAGAGCGTTCACATGACAAAACTTCTTATCTCGTCCGGGATAGATGGCCTTTCTGATATGGGGTTCTCGTTTCAGGGTTACTCTAAACCTGTGAAGATTCCTAAAAGCGGATTAAGCCATCCTGTCGGTAGGGCAGGGGGCCTCCTGTCAAGATTTCGATAAGGAATTATCTCTTGATTAAATATAGGGAGCTTTTATCCTGATTAAGGGAACCTGAACGAGTGCTTAGGTTTTCCATTTCAGGATGAAAGCCCCCTGTATAGAGTGTAGAGGGAGAGCAAGAATGGAGGTAGCAGGAGGAATAGGAAAAGAGATTTAAGGGCGGAGAAAGGAAGCTGAAGGATGTTTAGGTCTGGCTTAGTTTTTGCTGAAAAATGTGAAAGCCTTGATTCGTAAACGAGACTGAGCGTGTCCCCCGTGCCGCCCCTCATCCCTTTTGCCTCCTCTTGCCACATGATCCCGATCATATACCCGCACACGGGCCACATATCCGCGCACATGGCGCACCCTGCAACCAGCAACCGCCGCCCTAAGTATCTGAGATCATGGCCCTTGCACTACCTTAAACAAGT